GTCTCTGCACTTACATCTGATCCTATGTCTGGAGCAGCTTGCTCTTCCGTGGTGATCCAAAAGATTTATTACTCAACCATAGGGATGGGAGTGAAGATATTTTTTGATGCAAGTACGGATGTTCTTGGTTGGCAACTCAACGCAGACTTCTCAGATACCTTAGACTTTTCAGAGTTCACAGGTATACCTGATACCAAGGCAAGTGGTACTACTGGAGATGTTAAATTTACTACGGTGGGTGCATCGAATAACGATGTATACAACATAGTAATGCAGGTGGTTAAGAGGTATTAATGCTTAACGAGTTTGAAAACAAAATGATGGCTTGCTTTCATGTTTTCAGTGATCCAACTGATCCTGTAAAAGTTTCTATATCTATGGATGAAGAAGGCAGGTATGTCACGTTTCAAACTCAGTCGGCAATAATAAATGCCCATCAAATGACAATAGAGCAGTTTTTAAATACGCCAGAGACATCGCTAAAGGCGATTGTTAAAGGTTTATATAGGGACTTACAAAGGGTCGTTTAAACGCATGGAACTCGCTATTCGACAAGAAATTAGAGAATGGTCGGCACAAACTTTAGAGAAACCGTTAGAGGAATATAACGGAATGAGCGGTTGTCCATATGCAGCAGCATCATGGAGCAACCATAGAGTTAAGATATCGTTTAAACGCAACGAAAGTTTTATGCCATTGTATCAGGCAATAGAGTCATTTGATGATGCTTATGATGTCGATATCGTTGTTGATTTGGAATTTGAAGAAGATCAAACAGCCTATCACGAAAGGATAGATGTAATTAACGAGGCGATATCAGAGGGGGCATTCGGTGATAGAGACTTATGGATCATGGGGTTTCATCCTGATGATTTTGATAGTCAGGTCGTGGAGAGCGATGACTTCGAGCCTTCTAACGATTATGTATATGCAATGATGTATGTTCAGCGTCTAGCTAAACTGCATGAAGCAGCATACAAGTTAGAGAGAACAGATTACTATCAATCTGTATTTGGAGAGAGCAATCCAGATCATGTGTTTAAAACTAGAGAGCTTTTCTATAACAAGCTAAAGGAGATAGCATGAGAAAGAAAAATGGCAGCAAGAAAATGGGCGTTATGAAAAAGAAGCCTATGGGAATGAGAGGCGGTACTAAGAAGAAAGGTATGCGCAATGGCAAGATGCCAAAGATGGGTGTCATGAAAAAGAAAGGTATGCGTGGCGGTTCTAGCAAAATGAAAAAGAACGGCGTTACCAAGAAGCGCAAGTAAAAGGGGGCTGAATGGCTAGTAAATATAAGCTAGTTGAAAATGGTTATAGCCTTATCACTATGGAGCCTGTCTTTCAGATTGCTGATGAAGACGGTAACTTAGTTGATGCTAAACCACGCTCAAAAGATGAGGCAGAAAAAGCATTAAAAGCTTTGCAGCCAGCTGTTGAAGAAAAGAAAGCTGCGCCTCCAAAGAAAGCACCAGCTAAAAAAACTACAGCAAAAAAGAAGTAGTTAGTGACTTCTACCTACACATTCAGCCTAGACTTAGGTGATGTCATGGAGGAGGCATTTGAGAGAGCGGGTTCAGAACTAAAGAGCGGTTACGATTATAGGACTGCTCGAAGAAGTTTGGACTTGATGTTTCTCGAATGGCAAAACCGTGGCGTTAACTTGTGGACGGTAAAAGAAGGTACTCAGTCGCTGACGTCTGGCACCGCCAGATATACTTTAGATGCTAAGATATTAGATATCGTTGAAGCGTTTATTAGAACTGATGCTGGGAATACATCTAGCCAAACAGATCAATCTTTAACCAGAATATCTGTAAAGCAGTTTGCGCATCTGACAAATAAGTTGGATTCTGCAAAGCCTTTACAGTATTGGTTTGAAAGAGCCGATTCTGCTAACTCTATTAATCTTTGGCCCGTTCCAGACTCTCAGGAAACATATACCTTGGTGTATTACTACATCGAGCGTATAGCTGATACAGGAGCTAATGCAGGTACTAATCCAGAGGTTCCATCAAGATACTTGCCTTGTTTGGTTGCAGGGCTTGCCTATCATTTAAGTCTAAAGAAGGAAGAGTCTAAAGATCGAATACAATTGTTAAAGCAGCTGTATGAAGATGAGTGGCGTATTGCTTCTGACGCTCACAGAGAAAAGGGATCTTTGTATTTTGTGCCGGGAGGATATAGACATTGAGCATTTATGCTAGAGGCAAATATGCTTTCGGCTTTTGTGACGTAACAGGTTTTCGTTACAAGCTAGAAGATCTTGTTCCGCTAATAAGAGATGGCAGGGATACAGGCTTGCGTGTTGGCTACGATGTTGTTGATGTAGATAATCCTCAATACGAATTAGGCAGAATGAAGATGTCTGATCCGCAAGCACTGCGTAATCCTAGACCGGATAAAGCATTAGAGCAAAGCAGGATACTAGGCGCATTTGATCCTGTTGGTGGAGGTAATAGCGCACTAGGGTCAAGAACTGTTGGTCTTGATATGAGAGGCGAGATCGGATTTGTAACAGTGGTGACAAGCTGATGGCGTGGACATATACAACACTTACTCAGGCCATAAAGGATTACACAGAAAATAGTGAGACTACGTTTTCTAATAATATTGCTAACTTTGTAAAAGCCACAGAAGAGCAAATACTACGGGCGGTGCAGCTTCCTGATTTTAGAAAAAACGTTACTGGCACGTTAACTAGCGGCAATTTTTATTTGTCAAAGCCCTCAGACTTTTTGTACTCATACTCATTGGCAATAGATAACTCAGGCTATGAGTATTTAATATTCAAGGATGTTAACTTTATAAGAGCAGCACATCCTGTAAGTACAACAACTGGAGTGCCAAAGTATTACGGAATCTTTGATGAAAGCACTTTCATAGTGGGGCCAACGCCTAATGCTAACTTTACAGCAGAGCTTCACTACTCTTACAAACCAGAATCAATAACTGCTGCATCGGATGGCACAAGCTGGTTAGGAACTAATGCAACAAACGCAATGCTGTATGGCTCACTTGTTCAAGCATATATCTTTATGAAAGGAGAGCCTGACGTAATACAGTTTTACAATCAGCAATATGAAGTGGCTTTAGGTCAGATTCAAAAAGAAGGCGATGGATATGAGCGCACTGATGCTTATAGAACAGGCCAAAGGGCAATTAAGGTTAGCTAATGAGTTCTGAGGGAAGTATTAAGTTAGGCGCATATGCTGTTCACACTACAGACTTCAAGGGCCATGACCCTGATTTCTGGGCAGAAACAGCAACAGAAAGAATTATAAATATTGGTGGCAACTGTCATCCGTTAATAGCTCAACAGGCAGAAGCGTTTAAACGTGATGTATTGCAAACAATATCGTACTATATGAAAGAGGCTATAAAGAGTGACAGGACAACTCTGATAGCGGAGTTAGAAAAACAAGGCCAACAGGAAATGGCTGATATTTTAAGGAGACTATAATGGCTATATCCACAGCTATGTGTACCTCGTTTAAACAGGAAATACTTGTTGGCACACACAACTTTACGGCTACTACAGGTAATACGTTTAAACTGGCATTGTTTACCAGCAGCGCATCTTTAGGTGCAAGCACTACAGCATTTGCAACCACTAATGAGGTCAGTGGTACAGGTTATTCAAGCGGGGGTTCAAACCTGACTTCAGTAACGCCAACGACTTCTGGCACAACTGCGCTGTGTGATTTTTCAGATCTTACATTTTCTAGCGCAACAATCACTGCTAATGGAGCACTAATCTATAATAGCAGTGCATCTAATAAAGCTGTTTGTGCTTTAGCATTTGGTGGTGATAAAACAAGCACCGCTGGAGACTTTACGATTACATTCCCAACAGCGGATGCGTCAAACGCAATTATCCGAATAGCATAGAGATAATATGTGGCAGATATTACTGGATGGGGTAGAGGAGCTTGGGGCGATGGCCCGTGGGGTGAACCTGTCCCGGTCACTGTCACAGGTGTATCTGCAACTGGCGCAGTCGGATCGGTTACGGTCACGGGAGATGCGACAACCTCTGTCACAGGCGTGGCGGGAACGTCTGCTGTTGGATCGGTCACGGTTGCAGCAGCCTCTAATACATCGGTTACAGGAGTATCTGCAACAGGGTCTATTGGATCTGTATCAGTTACGGCAGAAGCTAATGTTACGCCAACGGGTGTCGCAGGTACGGGTGCTATCGGGTCTGTATCGATCAGCGCGGATGCGTCCACCTCAGTCACCGGCATATCTGCAACAGGATCTGTGGGATCGGTTTCTGTTACCGCCGATGCGGTGGTCAGTCCTGCTGGTGTTGCTGGCACTTCAGCCATTGGCAGCGTTACAGTCACAGGTCAGGCTAACGTCAGTGTCACGGGCGTTACAGCAACTGGTGGTGTGGGGTCTGTCACTGCTACTGCTGGGGCCAACGCTTCTGTTACTGGTGTTGATGCTACTGGCTCAGTCGGTTCGGTATCCGTTACTGCTGCTGCATCGGTTGCCCCTACTGGCGTGGCAGGGACTAGCGCAGCTGGCACAGTTACTACCCAAACTTCTCAAAATATTAATGTTGCATCTCCAGAAATTGTTGGGCAGGTGGGTGTCATCGCAGTCGAGCCAGATACAAACATCGAGCCAACTGGAGTTGTTGGAACAGGGCAAATTGGATTCGCATTAGTTTGGGGCTTGATAGATGATTCACAAACACCTGATTGGAGTACGATAGATGATTCGCAAACACCTAGCTGGTCAGATATTAATGATGCACAAACTCCAGATTGGGAAGAGGTAGCGTAATGGTTCGTAAAGTACGAAAAGTAATTAAGGGTTTAGAGAAAGCATCTAAGACTCATAAGAAACAAGCAGATACATTAAAAAAGCATTTGTCTTCTATGAAGAAAACAAAAGCGAAAACAAAGAAAAGGTAAGTTATGGCAACGTATGTAAATGACCTTAGACTAAAAGAAATTGCTACTGGTGATGAATCAGGAACTTGGGGTACCAGCACAAATACAAATTTGGAGCTTATTGCTGAAAAATTTGGTACTGGTTCTGAAGCTTTATCTGATGCCTCGACTGCAACGATTACCATGCAGGATGGGACAAGCGATGCATTTCGCTCTTTTGCTTTAACACTAACTGGATCTTTATCTCAAGCCTGTACTGTAACTCTTGCTCCGAACACTCTTTCAAATGTATGGGTGATACAAAACTCTGCTGGTAACAGCGTAATTATTAAACAAGGCACTGGTTCTACAGTCACGATACCTAATGGTGGTATCAAGATGGTAGCTACCGATGGTGCTGGATCAGGCGGTGCTGTCACTGATGTATTGGACGTAACAGGCGGCTCAGGGAACGTAGGTCTTGGCTCTGGCTCATTAGGCACTTCGTTGACCACTGGCACAGATAATGTAGCTATTGGCGAGAATGCAGGAGATGCGCTGACCTCTGGTTTAGATAACACGTTTGTAGGAGACAAAGCGGGTGGTGCTGTTACAACGGGTGGTAACAATGTGGCAGTAGGTTCTGCTTCTTTACTTGTAGCCACTACAGGAACTTACAATGTGGCAATCGGTTCGGCAGCTCTAAACGCTAACAGTACGGCCTCGTTTAACACTGCGGTGGGCGGTGCTGCGTTGTCAGCTAATACCACGGGCAGTGCAAATAATGCTGTGGGAACTTCTGCTCTAGCAGCAAACACCACTGGTTCTAACAATGTAGCGGTGGGTAACTCTGCGCTTGAGGCGAATACAACCGCTTCCGGCAATGTCGCTATCGGAGATCAAGCTCTTAATGATAACACCACAGGGCAGTCTAACACTGCTGTGGGATATAGAGCGTTAGACGCTGCTACTACTGCCGGAGACAACACAGCGATTGGTACAGGAGCGATGGGTGCAACCACAACAGGAGAGGCTAATACCGCTGTGGGATCTGCCGTTCTTGACGCTAATACAACAGGCACGGGCAACACTGCGGTGGGTGTTTCTGCATTAGGAGCAAACACAACGGCAGATAACAATACTGCTGTTGGACAAAATGCACTGGCTACTAACACTACAGGTCATTCCCACACAGCCGTTGGACATCAGGCTTTAGAAGCAAATACTACTGGTAATGAAAACTCTGCATTTGGTTTTCAAGCACTTCATGCCAACACAACGGGTGAAGGTAATACTGGATTAGGTAGAAAGACTTTATTCACAAATACCACTGGTGGTCAGAACGTGGCAGTTGGGCAAGGGGCATTGCTGGCGAACACAACTGCTTCTGAGAATGTCGCAGTGGGCTATGACTCGATGGTATCTAACACCACCGGAGCAGATAACGTCGCGGTGGGCTATCACGCACTAGATGCTAATACCACGGGATCAAACAATACGAGTATTGGATACGATTCATTGAGTGGTAACACTACCGCAAACAACAATACAGCGTTGGGATATGAAGCTCTAAAGGCAAGCACCACTGCATCGGAAAACGTAGCAATAGGCGCTCAATCCATGTTGTCAACTACAACTGGAGGAGATAACACGGCGTTAGGACAAGTTTCTCTTAAATCTAATACCACTGGGGTCAGTAACGTAGCGATAGGAAGAAAAGCATTACAAGATGCTACTACCGCAAATCAGAATACTGCAGTGGGCACCAGTGCTATGGAGAATGTCACTACTGGTAGTGAAAATACATCTGTTGGATTTCAAAGTTTAGACGCTAACACAACAGGCGGCTCTAATACTGCCGTTGGACACTCTGCTATGTCAAGTAATACTACTGCAAGTGACAATACGGCGGTGGGCAAAAGTGCATTAGCTTCTAATACAACAGGTAATAACAACACGGCGATTGGAGAAGGTGCTATGGGGGCTAACGGCACTGGCTCTAATAACACTGCAGTGGGTCAAGATGCTTTAGACGCAATCACTACTTCAAACTCCAACACGGCAGTCGGAACACAATCTGCAACTAGCTTAACCACAGGTGATGGCATACTCGCTTTAGGAACCAGTGCTGCTGAAAGCATGACCACAGGTGCAGGTAATTCCGTAGCAGGATTTCAGGCTGGTCAATATCTTACCACTGGTGACAACATCGTTGCTTTTGGAAAACAAGCTTTGCAATCAGTTTCTACTGGAAGCAGTGCTGGCGGGAATACCGCTGTGGGTAGCGAGGCCATGAAAGCTAACACGACAGGCGGTAGCAACGTGGCGGTGGGCTATCTAGCTCTACTCACTAACACTACAGGGTCAGACAACAAT